TCGCCGCCGTCAACACCGTCGCGATCCACGCCGAAAGCCCCGCCCGGTTCGCGGGCGACTTCAAAAAGGCAGCCAGCATCTCGATCCCCATTTCCGAAAATTGACCGTTCGCGTCAGCCCACCGGCGCGCAGGCTCGCACGGCCTGCCTGAACCCATGCGCGGCACTCACGCTGCGCCGCACCGCGACCACATTGTAATCCGCGTCGAACATCGAACCGGTCCCGCTCAGTTGCAGCACCGCCCCCGGCAGCAGGCTCACATCGCCGGGCATCACGCCCGACAGCACCATCGCCTGCCCGGCGACCGTCGCCAGGTGCGCCGCGGCAAAACGCTGCGCCTGCGCCGTCGACAGATTGGGCCTGACGAGGCTCGCCGCGGTCCCCGCACCGGCGGTCGCCTGGTTGACCACCTTGTTGCGCGCATTCCAGGACCTGACAGTCGCACCACCCGGCAGGCTCGCGGCATAATCCACCGCCAGCCGCGTGAAACTATTCACCGTCACCGCCAGCGGCGCCACAGGCGCCACCGGCCCGAACACCAGGCTCTGCCCGGCCACATCGACATCGAAACCTTCCGCCTGCGCCAGCGCCACCAGCAAATTCCACTCGGTCGTCGCCCGCGCATTCAGCCCCAGCGCACTGCGCGCATAATCGCGCTCGTAATACTGCCCCACCAACGTCGATGTCGGCGTCACCACCGGCGTCAACCCATGAAGCTGCGCAATCGCGCTCGCAATCTGGCTGGACGTCTGATTGACATAGGCAACGGAAATCTCCGCATCGACCATCAGGGCCGTCAAATCCCGCCCACTCAACGCGGCGAGATTCGCCCCGAAATCGACCCGCACATTATCGACCGGCCCGACCAGCAGCGTCGCGAATCCCAACCCCGCCGTCGCCATGGCGATCGTGATGCGCCGCCCCGCCAACCCCGCAAAATACGCCGCCGTACAAAACGCCGCGGCCCCCAAAGCAAACTCCACACAGAACCGATCCGCCGCCGCATAGCCGACCGACTCCAGTTCCAGCGCCACCACACCCGGCACCGCCACACCGCCCACGCTGACCAGCACGCGCGGCTGTTCACTGGGCAACACCACCTCCGGCCGCCGCATCCACCGGCGGTATGATCAGCGTTCGCACGCCCTTAATCACCGGATCGCTCAAATCATTCGCCTGCGCGATCCGTATCCACTGCGTCGCATCCTGTAGATACTGCGCCGCCAGCGCGAACAGATTGCCGCCGGCCACCATAATCGTCCTGTTCATCACACCAACTCATTGCCGATATTCGTCGCCGCCCGCCCGACATAGCCGGTCATCGCCGTCAGCCCCGCCAGCTGCGAAGACGCCGACGTGACCCGCCCGAGCGCCGCCACGCCCGCCGCCGGATCTCTCGCCGCGCCCAGCGCCGCGGCCCCCGCCATCAACGCGCTGCCCGAACTCGCCACCGCCCCACTCAACACGCCCTGCAGCGCCGCGAACCCCGCCAAACTCCCGGCCGTCACACGCCCCACCGACACGCCGGCCTGCCCGCTCAACGCGCTCGCCGCCGTCAAATCCAGCCCCACCAGGCTCGCCACCGGCGCCGCCAGCGCCGCCACATCCGCGATCGGATCGGCCACCACCACGCAGGTCACCGCAAAGGGAATCAGATTCGTCTTGCGATATTCAGCAACAAACGCATGGATCACGACGCTGTAGAAAAACCCGTCCCACACCAGCGGCAACACCGAACCCAGCGCCCGCGCGGTATCCAGCAGCTGCGCCCGATCGACCGCATCGGCGCCGGAAAAAATCCCCGAGAACGCGATCACCCCATCATCTAGCCCGAGCGCCTGCACCACCCGCCCGCCGCCGATCAGCGGCTGCACGGACACACGCTGCTGCCCGCCGAACCGGATTTTCTCCGGCACCTCCATGTCCTGGAAGGCGACGCCGCCCAACGTCAACACCACGTTGCTCATGCGATCCTCACAGCGCCAGCTTCTGCCCGAACCACACCGGCGTCAGCCGCGGATCGAACGCCCCCCCGCCCGCCGGCGGCAACCGCGCCTGCCGCGCAAAATAATCTTCAAATAAATCTTCAGGCCGGCCCTGCATCCCCGGCGCCGGCATCAAACCCGCCGCTCGTGGCGCACCTGGCGCATCATCGTCAACAGCCCGCCCGCCAAGAGCGATCGTGCCAGAAGTCTCCACCGCCGGCGCCCACGGCCCCGCCAGAGGCAACGCCGCCATCGGCAAACGATCGCAAAACACCATCCGCGCCTCATCGGCGCTAACACTCCGTCCAGCAGCGCTCCCGGCCACGTCCTCACGCCATGCCGGCGCAAACCGTCCCTGACCCGCCGCCGCCAACCCCGGCGCATACGCCCGCGCCGGCGGCGAAGAATTCCACGCCCAAGCCGGACGCACCGGCGCAGCGCCAGTTTCGCTCACCGAACGCCCCACACCACGCGGCATTGCCCCGGAGACACCAGCCGCCACCAGCCCGGCCCGAAACACCCCATCCTGCAAAACACCGGCAAAACCCTGGCGCAGATCCAGCCCACCCGACCAATCCGCAACAACCGGCGAGGCAAAAGCACCGACAAACGACTCGCCCCCACCGCCCCGCCAAACCCGAACCTTCGAACGCCCACCTTGAAGAAACCGAGGCGCCCACGCCCCATACCGCACCGGCGCCCGCCCAGGACCGATCCCAAACGCCGCGCCGACAACTTCCATCAACGCCGCGTGAGCGATCCTATCCCCACGCGCGACCCGCCGCCACGCCGCCAGCCCGCCCAAATCGCCCATGAACGGACTGGCCATCGGCCCACCCGCGACAGCCCCATCCGCATCAGACAAACCAGCATCCTTTCATCACGACAGCGGATCGCCTCATCTCAACCAGGCGCCTCCCAGGCCATCCGCCGCCAATCGAAACGATACCCGCGCAACTCACCGAAAATCACGACATGGGCCAGCCGCTCGACCTCATCCAACCGCAACGCCACCTCATACGGCACCCCGCACTGCACCAGGAACAACCCGTCGATCAGTGCCGGATGCCGCGCTAGTTTCCCGCGTCGCGCCCCAGCGCCTCGGGGCTGCGCGGCGCGATCGCCTGGCCCACCACCGCCATCGCCTCCAGCCCGATCCGCTCGAGCGCCGCCTCCACCCCCGCCTCGTTCACCGGAAACGGCAACGGCAACTCATCGATCATCGCCACCGCCGCGGCGATCAACGCCCCCGTCACATAGGGCGCATTTTCCGACAGCACCGGCCCGATCGCCTTGAAAATCCGCAACTGCTCGACCGCCCCGATCTTCCGCAACGTCAATTTTCGCCCCGCGGCATCGACCACGACCTCGCCCATCACATGCTCACCCGGCCGGACGCATAGAATTCCAGCTTCTGCGTCACCGGCGCGGTCCCGCTATACGCGCCCGACGACGTCAACTTGAACACCACGCCGTTGAACTGATAGGTCGAGGTCGAGCCGTCAGGCTCATTGACATACTGATAGAGCGTCCCAGCCGCCACACTCTGCCCCGCGAGATACGCCGCCTCGATCTGGGCGATGAAATCATCCACCGCGGACGAGCCGCGATCCAGCGAAAAAATCCCCGTCCACCCCTTCGGCAGCTCAGCCCCCAGCTGCACGCCATCCAGCCGATCGACGCGCAGCGTCAACGTCATCTGCCGCGCCTCGAACCCCGTCACATGCGCGAAATCGACCCGGCCGAACGGCCCCATCACCACGACCTGGCAATCGCTGCCAACCGAAAACGTATTATACGGCATCACCCCGTCCCCTCATCTCACGCGCTCACAGCCACAGTCGCGACACTCACCTGCACCGTCTGCCCGCCCTGCACATTGACGATGAACTTCTCATTGATCGCCTGGTACTGCACCTGCACATCGGCCTGGACGTAACCCAGCGCCGTCCGGCTCGGCGGATTGTTGCTGCTATCGCACACCACCGCGAAGGGCAGCGCGCTCGTCGTGCTCCCCAACATCCCCTGGGTCAGCAGGCCATTCAAAAACGACAGCAATGTCGCGCGGATATTCTGAAACAACGTCGAATTCACCAGCTGCCCGACATACCCGCCCATGCCGCTGGACAGCGTGCTCGCGATATAATTCGTCAACCGCGTATAGTTATCGCCATTGATGGCGGCGTTGGACGATGAATTATGCCCGCCCCGCACGCCCCAATACGCCCCGCCCGGCTGCGGGTTGGCGATCACATCGATCCCGGCACTCAACAGCGCCGACAGATCGGCA